TAACTGTCTCTGGTGCAACTTGTGCAGCTTGTGTAGCAGACACTGTAGTGGGTGCTGCCATTGTTGTAGTTTGACTATCAATTTGCGTGTTAAGTTTAGTACCGGCTTCAGTAGAAACATCAGCTATTTTTGCAGCTTTAGGTACAACACCTTGTGCAGATTGTGTAATAGTATCAGCAGTCTCTTGAATACGAGCAGTTCTTTCTCTATCCGCAGTAGTATCTCTAATAAGTTGAGCACGTGCTGATGCTAATCTAGCTTCTTCTGCTTCCAATCTATCTGCTTCTGCTTTTAATCTAGCTTCTTCTTCAATTTGTGCTTGAGTTTTAGGTGCAGGTGTTGGTGCAGGTGTCGCTTCTCCAACTTGTTGATCTTGAACTTGAGTTTGCGGAGCAGTTGATGTTGTAGTAGTTGTTGGTGCTGAAGAAGCATTTGGCATTTGTTGTGCTTCTTGTTGACCTCTACGGTTGTCTACTCTTTCTGCTCTTAAAGCATTACGCTTAAGTTCTTCTACTTCATCACCTTCACGATATCCAACTCTACCACCTTTAGTATAGTCTTCTCTAGCTATTCCACCGCTTCTTTTTCTATTTCTTCTTTTTGCCATTATTAAATCCTATATACCTATTTTACTTAACTTCAAAGAGTTTGTCAACCTTTTCATGCAATTTTTCCATTCTTTCCATTAAGAGATTAAAATCATCTTTTAGTTCTAATTTTGTGACATACTCTTTCGCAATCTCTTCACGTGTTTTATTGATGAGTATGTCTTGTCTTTTAAGCTCTGAAGCATTTTGTCTAATCTGAAACCAGATTGGAGCTAACACTAAAGTTATTAAAACATTCCAAACAATGTAAGGTGATACCATTTCCATTTTAAAGTCCTTTAAAGTATGCTGGTAATCCTATCATGGGTCTACCGTCAAATTTATTTTGTTTAGCATCTTTACCACTTGCATCGTTGTAGTGTAAAAATACTTGTCCACAATCTTCACCTTCAAAAGGTGTTCTCCAATGTTCTAAATCACAACCACGATACATTAACATATCACCGGCTTCAAGTTTAACCTCTATACCATCTTTACCTTTTTCACCTGATGGCTCTAAAAAGATTGACCAATTATCACCACCTAAATTTAAAGTAGTAGATATTTCACAAGAGTATCTATCTTTGTGTCTTTTTAACTCATCACCTTTTTTATAGATTCTAGCGTATGAATATGTTTCAGTCAGTTTAACTTCTGACTGTTCTTCCATTACAGGTTTTACTTTTTGTAATAAAGTTTCCATAACTATATCACCATAGTGTGAATACGTTTCAGGTATTTGTTGGTCGTTCCAAACTCCAAAGTATTCAGTAAACTGTGAGATATATTTTTCATCAAACAAATGTCTTGCTACTGCTCTTTTGTTTAAAAAGTATTGGTAACAAAAATCTGCTAACTCTTTTGATATAGCACCTTTAATTACTTGGTATTTATCTTTTTTAAAACTCATTTAAACGGGTATCCTAAATTCCAACACACTAAAGAGTGTCGTATTCCTTTGGTTACTGGTTTGACTCTGTGCCAAACAAAAGAAGGAAAAACTATTACACTGCCTTTTTTTCTAATTTCTTCACATACTCTTGGTTGTGATGCTTCATCTTCGTTTCTAAAATCAAACTCTAAATCACCACCTTCGTATTCTTCAGGGTCAGTTAGTGATATAGTCATACTAAGTTTTCTTAACTTCCCATGTGTGTTTTGGTCTTCTGGGTGGTTAAATGGTTCAATGTATGAATCACAATGCCAGTCATAGTATTGACCTTTTTTATATTCAGTAAATTGACAAGACTCTGACCAATCCCATTCAAAATTCCATTCAGCACTTGCATTAGCTTGATGTATGTAAGGTTGTATTTCTTTGTATATCCATCTATCAGACATCCATACTATATCAGACTTTCTTTTTTTTTGAATGTTTTTAAGTTCTAATTCAGTAAGTTTATCTTTATCAGCATGACCTGTTAGAGCCATTTGTTTATTTTGTTCCTTACCATAACGAACTATGTCATCACATATTCTTTCAGGTATGGCTGACTGGAAATACCAGTAATAATATTTAAGGTTCATAAATTAAAAATATATTTTAATTATACCCACTCGTCAGCTTTAACTTGTCTATATACAGTTCTTAAATCCCACATACTTGATGCAGTAGTTATACTTACTGCAGCTTCATTTACTATAACAACACCTGAACCTCCGGGTGCTCCTGCTCCTGATTCTGCTGCTGAACCACCACCACCTCCAGTATTAACAGTACCTGCTTGTGCTTGTGGTGAATTAGCAGGTACAGGACTAGCATTATAATGGTATCTTCCACTAGCTCCTCCGCCACCTGAGCCACCTGCTGATGTCCAAGGAGAACTTCCCGGTCCGGGAGTCCAACCACCTCCACCACCACCTGCTCTAGTTACAGATGAACCAGTGATTGATGATGCTTTACCTGCTCCACCTGTTCCTCCTTGTTCAGGATTGGGTGCTGTTAAACTTTGTCCTGCTGCACCTGCTCCTCCTCCACCACCAGTTTTTCCAGTAGTAGCTGAACCACCATCATTTCCTTGGTCTGCTGTTCCTGAACCACCTGCTCCACCTCGATAACCTCCGCCACCTGAACCACCAGAATGTCCTGCTATGGGCGTACCTGAAACTCCTCTAACTCCACCTCCACCACCTACTGCTGTAAGCGGAGAAGATGCTCCAAAAACTGAATCAGAGCCGTTTTGACCTCTCATAAATGGATTAAGTCCACCTTGACCTTGAGGTGCACCACCTGCTCCTGAACCACCTACTGTTACGGGTATTCCACTTGAAGGTACAGGGTGAGATGGTACTTCTAAATGTCCACCAGCTCCTCCGCCTGAACCTTGAGCAGCACCACCTGCTCCACCTGCTACAGCTAATACCCAAACAGAAGTTGTAAGTGGTTGAGCTGTAAAAGTTCCTGAACTATTAAAGGTAGTAACTTTTGCATCTTGAGAAGTAGTAGTTACTGCTTGTGCTGCTCCGATTAATCTTGGCATATTAAGCCCATGTTCCTGCTTTTACATTATTGTATATAGCTTCCATATTCCATACTCCTGAAGCTACGGTAGGTCCTGCAGCTTCTTTAATAATAACGACACCAGAGCCACCAGCTTTGCCGGGATTACTATTACCAGCACCGCCTCCGCCTCCGCCAGTATTGGCAGTTCCTGTTGCTGCTGCACCACCATCACCACCACCTTTTCCGCCACCACCAGAGCCACCAGCACCCTCGGTCTGACTAACATCACCGCCACCACCGCCGCCTCCTGCTCTTGTTATGGATGAACCTGTGATTGAAGAGGCTGTACCAGCACCACCATCACCACCATCATAATAATCACCCGTAGGTGCTGTTTGTTGATTTGGTTGACCTACAGCACCAGCTCCACCACCGCCGCCGCCGCCACCAAGGGCGTTTGCTCCACCGCCTCCTCTGTTACCACCAGTATTACCTTGTGATGGACTTACAGGAGGTGTATTTCCTGCAGCTCCACCTGCTCCGTTTGCAGTATTACTTCTACCACCAACACCTCCACCCGAACCACCAGCTTTAGCAGAATTACTATTGAATCCACCTCCGCCTCCGCCTCCAGCAGAAGTTATAGAAGAAAAAACTGAATTTGAACCATTACTTCCTTCTCCTTCTCCTCCGGGACCATCCTCAGCAGAACCACCTGCTCCTACAGTAATTGGATAGCCTGTTGATGCTGAGACAGGGAAACCAGTAGCAGTTCTATATCCACCTGCACCGCCTCCACCGCCAACTGTACCACCACCTCCTGCACCACCTGCAATAACTAAGTATTCAACTTCGGATGTATAAGAAGCAGTAGTTAAAGTTCCACTAGAATTAAATGTTGTAATAACTTCGGGTTTCGTAACTATTTCGTTTTCTTTCCCAATTATACCACCATTAAGGTCAGCCATGATTAGACCTCATTCCATTCAGTATTAGTAGCATCCCATTCGTAGTTGGTTATAGTTTCACTACTATCACCTGTATAGGTTTTACCTAACCATTTTTGATTAGTTTCGTCCCAAGATGTAAAAACAAAAACCGAATCTATTTCTGTAACTGTCGGTTCTGTAACTGGTGCTTTCCAATCATCATTAGAATCTAATGACCAAGATGAATATGGTTGTGGTAAGATAAATTTATCTTTACTTGCATCATAAGTAACACCAATACCTGCGTATTGTTTTCTAAAATTATTATTATATGAAGTTTGTTTCCAAGCAACTCCACCCGTTGAATGTGGGACAATTGTTTTTACAAAAGCTTCTGCATCTGCATGTAAATCACCACCATTAGCATCTACATCATCATTTGATACTACGATTACTCGTAATACTTCATTACTTGAGTTAAGTTCTGCAAAATGAGCCATTGTTAAATACCTCCTTTAATTAAGCGTCATCTAGTTCTTCATAGCTAATAGTGTAAGTCAAGTCTGAGTTTGCACTTGCACCACCTTCTAAGATGTCTCCTTCTTCTAAATAAAAACTTGAATTTTTATCTATTAAAACAAGAGTAGCATCTGCTGGAACAGCAATAGTTGATGCAAACAAAACTACTGAGCCACCACTTTTAATGATGCCCATTGTTACAGTAGCAGAGTTTGTACCATCAATATTAGCTATAATAATGCTATTTACTTTAATTAACTTATTACTTGCACAAGTTAATAAATCAGTTGTTGTAGTAGTAGTTAAAGCTCCGTTTATACTATTCCCGTATATGGAAGTTACTGCTACTAAGTTAGGGTTTGCCATTTTCTTCTCCTATATTATCCAAAGACTAAAGCCATAGCAATAGCTTTACCTGTTGTAGCTTTTGTATCAAGCTGGGTTTGTATGTTGGAAGTTACTCCATCACTAAAGTTTAATTCTGCTGCTGTCGATGTTACATTTGTACCACCTATATCAAGTGTAGTCATTGAGACTTCACCTGCTACTGTTAATACCCCATCAGCAAGAGTCATTAAATCTGTATCGTCTGTATGACCTATTGTTGTACCATTAACTATTACATTATCAACTGTAAGCGTTGTAAGCGTACCAAGACTTGTAATGTTTGATTGAGCTGCACCGGTAACTGTTGCTGCAGTTCCTGAAGCGTTTCCTGTTACGTTACCTGTAAGTGCTCCTGCAAAAGCTGTTGCTGTAAGTATACCTGAACTTGGATTATATGTCAAGCCTGTATCACTTTCAGCACCCTGAGAGCCTGTAGCTCCGTCTACAAATATTGGGTAGACAGTTTCATCTGTACTGTTATTTGCAGATACTGTAATATTATCTGCTGTTCCTGTAGTGTCTTGGTTTAATGTTCCAACTGTAAAGTCTAAAGTACCGTCACCATCTTCATAAGTTACTGTAATACCTGATTCAGTATTACTTGATACCATAGCTCCTACAGTATCTTGTATCACTTCTGATAAATCTATATTAGCTGTACCATCAAAAGATACACCATGTATAGTCCTAGCTGTAGCCAGTGCTGTTGCAGTAGCTGCTAAACCTGTTGTATCTTGGTTAAGTGTGCCGATTACAAAGTCTAAAGTATTATCTGTATCATCGTAAGTAACTGTAATATTTGTTTCAGTATTACTTGATACCATTGCACCAACTGTATCAGATATAGTTTCAGCTAGAGTTGTACCATTAACTGTTATAGCATCTGCTTCTAATGTACCATCAATATCAACATTTCCAGAAATGTCTAAAGTAGCAGCTATTAATTCACCACCGATAGTTAAGTTTCCAGAGCTAGGATTATAACTTAATCCAGTGTCTGTTTCTGCTCCTTGAGAACCAGTAGCCCCATCAACAAAGATAGGATACACAGTTTCGTCTGTAGAGTTATTAGCCGAAACGGTTATGTTATCAGCAGTACCTGTTGTATCTTGATTTAGTGTACCAATTACAAAGTCTAATGTGTTATCAGAGTCATCATAAGTAACTGTTATGTTTGTTTCAGTGTTAGAGCTAACCATAGCTCCTACAGTATCACTAATTGTTTCTGCTAATGTTACACCAGCTATGGTAATTGCATCGGCTTCTAAAGTTCCGTCAATGTCT